GTACTGTCGCTGCATTAAGTTCAATGGAAGAAGAAGACGAAGTTACTCCTGTTCAACCTTCACCAGAACCAGGAAGCGTAATGCCTTTAGATTTAAGAATGCCAGATGTTGCTTATGCAACTGAGTATGGTTCAGCTGCTCCAACATATAAAAGTTTAGCTGAAGGGGGAGAAACAAACTTCCCTCGTAAAGTAGGACAGATTGACGGACCAGGAACAGAGAAGTCAGATGATATTCCTGCCATGTTAAGTGATGGTGAATTTGTGATGACTGCTCAGGCAGTTAGAGGACTTGGGGCATTGAATGGTGCAAATAAAGATGATAAGTTAGAACAGCGTCGCAAAGGTGCCAAAATGATGTATGAAATGATGGATAAATTTGAAAGCAAGGTAGCATAATGGCAGAGGAAATAGTTCAATATTCGAGACAAGCTCCCTTCATTGAAGAGAGAGCAGAACAATTATTAGCATCCGTAATGGGTGTACCTTTAGCACCAGGGGAAACACCTCCTCCTCAATTAGAAGGAGAGACCGACGAACAATATCAATTAAGATTAAAAGGTTTAGCAGGCATTCCACAAGCAGTTCCCGCAAAAGAAGTTGCTCCTTTAGAGCAAGCACAACTCACCGCTATTCAAGAAGCACAAGCAGGCTTAGGCGCTTATCGTCCTTTTTTACAATCAGCAGGGGAAACTATTGGTGCAGGACTCGGAGCCATTGGCGCAGGAGTCAGAACTCTCGATCCAACTCAAGTCGGAACCTACATGGATCCGTATCAACAACAAGTTACTCAAGAAGCCTTAGCTGAATTAGACAGGCAGGCACAAATGCAAAGTCAACGAACAGCAGCGGAAGCTGTAGCTGCGGGTGCGTTTGGTGGATCACGATTCGGTGTTCGTGAAGCAGAAGAAGCAAGAAACTTAGCACAGGTTAAATCACAAAGAATTTTTGAAGATCTTTCTCGAAACTATTTACAAGCTCAAGCAGCACAAAGAGCAACCGCACAACAATTAGGACAACTCGGAACACAAACTTTAGGTGTGGCTCAAGCACAATCGGGTTTAGGTTCTTTAGGTCAACAACTTCAAGGAGTTGATATTAATAGATTATTAAGTGTGGGCGGTGTTCAACAACAACAACAACAAAATATTCTAGAAGCTCAAAGACAAACAGAACTTGCTAGACAACAAGAACCATTTAGAAGAGCAGGATTTGCTTCTGATATTCTACGAGGCGTTCCTACATCACAAGTTCAATACACACAACAACCTTCACCATCACTCTTTCAACAAGTAGCTGGTTTAGGTATTGCAGGTTTAAGCACCTTAGGTGCGTTAGGTGGAACGGGGGCGGGCATCAGCCTGTTATCATAATGGCTATATTAGATAGACCCATGTTTCAGCGCCCACTGACCAAGGACCAATTACGTGCTTATGGTATCCCAGCTTTTGCTAATGGTGGTATTGTAAAGATGAGTAATGGTGGTGATCCGTTAGGATTATTTACACCTGGGGGTAAAGGACAAGAGATTAAAGAGGCAAAAGAAGCACAACCTAAGATTATGTTATCAGATGTAATGGGAACAACTTCTGCGACCGCATCAATTGAGAGTCAAATAAGAAGACTAGAAACTTTAATAGCAAATAAAAAAGCATCTAATCCCGATGCCGATACATCTGCTGAAGAAGCAAAACTAGCAGAACTAAAAAAGGAATTAATTGAAACAGGACAAGAAGCAGTGAAGGATATTGCTACTCCTGTACCCGAGGATATCCGAACAGCAAAGACAACTACTGAATTAAAAGAAGCTATCTTAAAAGGAAAAGGTCCAGGGCAAGATGAAATCATTGAGGAAAAGACAACAAGTGTTACCGATACTCTTGGAGCACCGGAAAAAGAAAGACTTTCTGATTTAGAATCTTTAGTGAGAGAGCGTTCTGATTTATATAAAAAGATTTTAGGTGATCCAAAAGAAGGATTAAAACAACAAGGACTACTTCAACTAGCACAATTTGGTTTGAATTTAGCTTCTGCTAAAGGCGGAAACTTTGCTGAGAAGATTGCTAATTCAGCTAAAGATCCATTGCAAGCTTTCGCAGCTCTAGGTAGAGAAGCAATGAAAGACGAAAGAGCGATTGACATGATAGCTATTAAAGGTGCTGAAGAAGAACTAGGTAGAACTCAGAAACCAGGAACTTTTGGTCAATTAGTACAAGACCTTATAAACAGTAAAGGACTTAGTCCAGAAGAAGCGGCGAAGGAAGCAACTAGAATATACGAACAGAAGTCTGGTAAAACTATTGCTGAAATGAAAGATGAAAGATATTCAGAACTATTGGCTCTTTACACACAAGAACTAGGTGAAGTTGATAAAGCAGTTACTGCAGCCGACGCTCAAATTAAAAAAGAGTTTGGAACAGGAATGTTCATAGAACAAGATTCAACAACTACAACCACTCCCACAAGTACAGAAGAAGTAATTAAGATAACAGATTAGGAGGTCACATGCCAATTTATGAATATCAAGGGCAAAAGTTTGACCTCAAAGAAGGCTTATCTACTACTGAAGCAAAAGAAAAAATACTTAATTATTTAGAAGAAAAAAAAGACGAAGATAAAAAACCTAATTTTTTTGTAGGACTTGCTTCTGGTGTTGCTTCTGGTGTTTTAAAAATACCTGAGGGATTTGCTTCTCTCGCTGCTGAATTAATTGATTTAGGAGCGGATACAAATACAGCCGCTGGTGTTGAAGAATTTTTTGATAAGTTAAATCCTTTTGAAGAAATAGCAGAGCAAACACTAACAGGAAAAATTGCCGAAGGTTTAATTCAATTAGGGGTACCTGGTGTAGCAGGTTATAAATTAGGAGCGGGATTAGCAAGAAGAGCCCTTGGTGCAAAGAAAACAGGTAAGTATTTAGACGAAGCAACAGGTAAAAAATTAGTTAGAAAAGATATTGATCAAAATACTTTAAAAAACGATTTAGCTACCAAATTAAAAATTGGTGGTGGGGGATTATTTGGTTCCACTGTTGGTGAGGGAGTAGCCTATACCGACGATTTCGGAACTATTGGTGATGCTATTGGTGGTCCAACAGAAACAGATCAAACAGAAGGATTAGAGGGTAGAGAAGAAGCATTTAGAAAATTTACTAATCGTTTTAAATTCGCTGTAGAGAGTGGTGCCATTGGAGCAGGACTAGGAGCAACTATAGCTGGTGTCAGTAAAGCAGTTAAAGCAACTCCTCTCGCAAGACAATTTGATAGAAGTCCTTTACAAAATGTAATTGGTAAAGGTTTAAATATGCTTACCCCTAATAGTGTTCTTGGTCAAAGAGCATTTAATATTCTAAAAGATGGAGATCAAATAGCTTCCACTTATGCTTTACAATCACAAATCGTAAGTGAAACCTTAGCTAAGTCAGCTGAAAAAATTTCAAAACAAGCATTGAAAAATGCAGGATCACAGAAAGACGAAATCTTTACGAAGTTTCAAAAGCTCGTCAACGACCGACTAACCGACTTCGGTAAATTTAAAAGATCGGATTTTGTTTTTGACCAACAAGGAAACATTGTGCAGAAACAATTACCGGACGCAGCTTACTCTGTTCCAAAAGAAATTATTAAAGTAAATTCTAAAGGAAAAGAATTTAGCGTAGCTAACCCTGCTTATAAAAAAAGAGAAGCCCTTCATGATTTTATGAAGAATACTTTGAAAGCAACAGATGATGATATTTTAGAATTTGAAAATTCCTTATTAGCTTCTCGATATCAATTAGATTTAAACTCTCTTACTTTAGATAATCAATTTTTAAAACCTTTGATTAGAGAAGCAAAAGATGTTCTTGGAATTAAAGGATTATCCAAACAAGAAGAAAAGATAGCTAGAGATGTTCTGTCTAGTGCTACTGAACTAAGTGATACTTTCACCAGTCAGCTTGGTAAGTACATGAACAGAGAGTACAAGATATTTAAAAAAGAAAAAAATATATTTAAAAAGATATTTTCTGGTGATGATTTCAAACCAACACAAGAAATTATTCAAAAATCAGAAAGAGTATTTAGAACAGCGATTGCTCAAGCATATAAAAATAGTGATACAACAAGAGCAAAAGCAACCGAGATTGTTGAGTTAAGAGCATCACAACGTCAAAAGCAACCGATGACAGGTAAAAGGGATCCTCTCATAGAAAGAGAGAGAAACATCAGTAAACAAAAAGCCATTGAAGAACAAATAGATAGAATGGCTAAAGACTACTACGACAATGTTGCTCCTCAAAAAGCGACCGATGCTGTTGAAGCTATTATAACAACAAGAGGAAAAAGTTTATTTGAAACTCCTGCGGGACCTATCAGTGGATTTAAAAAATTTATTAAAGATGAAGCTAGCTTAGAATTAGACGAAGGAATATTTAAAGAAAGAACTTTACGTAATCCTGTCATTAGACAATTGTTAGGAGAGATTGAAGATCCTTTTTATAACATTGCTAATACAAATTCTAAACAAGCTCAAATCATGGCACAGCTTCAAACACACAATAAATTATTTCAAGACACTGTAAGAACAGGAGAAGGTGGTGCAGCGAAAAGTAATATGTTCTTTGATAGTAGCGCAGAAGCCAGAGAGGCTATAAAGAATTTACCCGAATACAAAGATATCTATATCGGGCCCGATGATATTGTTCAAATAAAAACAAAAAATGCTGACATTGTTCCTAGTGTATTGGACGGTAAATATACATTCAAACCTGTAGCTGAAGCAATCACTAGCGGTGATCAAATGCTAGCAGATAATACTTTAAATAATCTTTACAAATGGATGGTCTTAATTCCTAAAAGTATTTCTCAACAAGCTAAAACTATTTACTCACCATTCACTCACGTTAGAAACGTATTGTCCGCAACTTTATTTACTACGATGAATGGTAATATTTTATTTCAAAACCCCGCAAAAACAGCTCGCTATTTTAAAAGAGCACTGAAAGATATTACAGGCACTGATGCTGAGTCTGTTGCTCGTCGATTAAGAAATCAAAGATTAGGTATTAATGGTACTAACCCTATCGCTGGGGATATTGATGCATTAGCAAAAGAAGTTGGCACCGATATTTATACAGGAAACTTTAATGGCTTTATGGATAAGCTGTTAGGTAGAACTTCTAAACTAGCAGAGAAAGCAAGACGAGCTTATCTCGCTGAAGATAATTTATGGAAGAACTACAATTTTGAAGTTGAATTAGACGCATTAAAAAATAATTTCTCAAAGCTAGGTATCACGGCTGATAATATTTTTGATCCAAAAAACATGCAGGCATACAGCAAACTACTTGGTAGACAAGTAACCAAGAATGATCCTATCTTTGATCGTATTGTAGATATTAGTCCTGACGGTAAGTTTTTAACTATCGGTAATCAAGGTGTTCGATTAGAAGGAGACAAACTACTAGAAACTTTCTATGAAAATATGGCTGCACAAATTACCAAGCACAATATTCCTAACTATGAATATGTTGGTGACTTTATCAAAAGCTTAAGAAGACTACCTCTCGGTACCTTTGTCGCTTTCCCTGCTGAAATTATTAGAACAGGATACAACACTATTCAAAGAGGTTTAAGAGAATTACAAGTTGAAGGATTTAAACAAACAGGAATGAGAAGATTAGCAGGTGTTGCAACCACAGCTGCTGTTGTTCCCGCAGGATTAGTTGAGTTTGGTAAATCCTTAGCTGATATGACTGATGATGATATGAGAGCACTAAGAACTTTTGTTCCTTCGTGGTCAGAGAACGGTTTGTTAATGCCTGTTAGTAGAGATGAAAAGACAGGTAAAGTAAAGTATGTTGATTTAAGTTACATCTTTCCTTATGACACATTAGTTCGTCCTGTTAATACTATCCTGAACGAAGCATCTAAAGGACAGCAAACAGGAGAGAGTTTAAATAAATATTTACTCGATGCAGGTGCTACTAGCTTCTATGAATTATCCAAACCTTTTATCTCTGAATCTATTTTCTTTGAAGCGTTCGCTGATATTGTAGCCAGAAACGGCAGGTCAAGAGACGGTCGACAAATATTTAGACCTGGAGATTCAACAGGAGAAAAAGTTTATAAAGGGGGTATGCATGTTTTAGAAACCTTTATGCCTGGATCTGTTAATCAGATAAACAGATTATTTCAAGCAGGTGCTTTAGGTAATGAAAAGGTTCCCGATAAATATGGTAATACTTACAACTTACTTGATGAAGCAGGTGGTATCTTTGGATTCAGAGCTATTGAAGCAGATCCTGTAGACGCCATGCCTTTTATCGTTACTGACTTTAATAAGAAGAATGATAGTGCAAGAGCATCCTTTGTTGGTGATGTTTTAAAAGGTGGTTTTGTTTCTCCTGGTGAAATCGTGGAACAATACATCAAGTCCGAAAGAGTCAGATTTGAAAACTTTAAACAAATGCACAACGCATATAAAGATGCTCTTCAACTAGGGGCAAATAAAGGAAAGCTTAATAAAGAGTTAGGTCGTATGACTAAGTCAGAAAGACAAGCTATAATTTCTGGTCGATATCTACCCTATGTCCCAGGAGAGGGAATAAGACAAGCTTTCAATGAAAACTTTAGAGAACTAAGAAAAGAACTAGGTAGGGATATTCAAAATCCATTTATCTTAGCTTATCCAGAGATTATGAAGGTAAGAAGAAACAATAGAAATATTGACGTTAATTCTGGAGACTTTGACTCTACGTTTGTAATGCCTGAAGGCTTTGATCTTAAAGAGATTGTTCCCCCATCACCGCCCACGACTACCGGCCCAGTGACCAGTTCGGGAGGCGCAGGAACTGTAGTATCAGGTAGACAAACTCTTGATTCTCAGTTAGCAGCTGATACACTCATTGGAAATGACCCACTACTTCAGGAACTATTTAGACAAAGGAATACATAATGGCAATACCAGGTAACGTAGGCGGTAAAAAAACAACCACATCTATCTCCTCTGGAGCAGCGGATGCTAATAGAAGACTAGCGGCCGAGAGACAGCAAACTCGTGAAAAGTTTTTTGATAATAGACAAGATGTTTCTGCCAATCGTTTAGATCGAAGATTAAGACAAACACAAGAATTAGAGAAGTTTAAAAGAGAAGAAACAAAACCTGTCTACACTACAAGTGGTAGTATTGTAAAAGGTTTAACTCAAAGAAGAACTCCAGAGAGTATGGACTTGACTCAAAAACAAATGCAATTAGCTAATAAGTATGGTCCAACACTAAGCGAAATAGGTGGCGATTTTATGTACGGGTTAGGTCAATTTACATCTGCTTTAGGGGATAGATTACAACAAGGAAATATAGGTCTACTAGGTATTGTTAAAAATGTTGGTAATTATCTTTTTAATAAAACCAACGAAGACTATGATAAATTAAATGATGTTGAAAAAGAAGTTTTTGAAAACCCAAATAAATATCCTTATGCATCTAAGATGCCACGAGTAGGAGCTCTTGATAGCACTAGACAATTAATGTTGGAGGCGGAAAGAGATGCTTTAGGTTTAGAGTTAGATGCATTAATGGAAGAGAGAGAATTTAGGTATAACAATCCAACAGTGGATATGAGAAAACCAACAACAGAAGAACTAGATCCAATGGATATTGGTTATGTAGAGTCTGGTCAGTTTAAATCTGATTTAGAAAAGTCAGGTATTCTGTCTGTTGATGATCCATCAACGCAAGAACCATTAGCTGATAGTACAAAGATACCTGGCACCGACACCACACTTGGAGATCTCAAAGAAGAATTAAAAAAACGAAACTATAATGATTTTCAAATCACAGGGATCATAAATGAAATGACTCAGAGAATTATTTCTGGCGAAGATGTTAACGCACCAATAGAAAATATTGGAGAACCAGAAAAATCAGAAGATCAAGTTTCTTTTACTCCTTATGATAATCCTTTTAACTTAGAGTTTAGAGGACAAGAAGGAGCAGAACCTGGATACGGTGGACCAGAAGGAAATAGGTTTGCAAAATTTGCTGACTTAGATACAGGGATAAAGGCAGGGATAGATAGAGTTGCTGAGATTGTTGGACAGGGAAAAAGCACAGATGAATTTTTAAATATATATGCTCCTCGCTCGGATAATCAAGAATCTTATGATAACTATTTAGCAACCCTACAAGAAAAAGTGGGACCAACCATAGAACCAGATGAGATTAAACCTTTAACAGAAGGTATTGTTAGATTTGAAAATAAACCAGAATTAGCTGATCAATATTTAAATTATCTTGAACAGGAAAAGGATAAACTATATAGTGGCATTGTATCTTAAGAATAATGAGAATATTTATTACACATTTAAAAAATACAATAAGGTCATACTTATTTAAAGTAACAAAAAGAAAGGAAAAAGATCCTCATGAAATACATTGGGGAATAGGTGGAAAATGAACACAATAAAAATTACTGATGAACTGAAGGCTCGGATTCGTGACCATGAAGGTTGTAGGGACGAAGTTTATTTAGATTCGCTAGGCAAAGCCACGATTGCCATAGGACATTTGGTACAACCACACGAAAGAGATCGTTATAAACCAGGTGTTAAAATATCAGCAGATGAGATAGAAGACTTATTTTTAATAGATTTAAATAGAGCTTGTGCAGGAGCTGAAGAACTAATAGGGCAGCTGTATAGAGGTGATAAAAGATTACCTCAAGAAATTGAGCACGTGATTGTAGAAATGGTTTTTCAACTGGGAAAAACAGGTGTTTCAAAGTTTCGTAAGATGTGGAAAGCATTATCAGATGGTGATCGAAAACAAGCGTCTATGGAAATGAAGGACTCCAGGTGGCATTCGCAAACTCCTGTGAGATGCGAAGCCTTAGCTGAAATCGTTGCAAACGCTTAGAGCGTTCTTCTAATAAAATTCGGGAAGCGGCCTTCTTGCTTAAATGTCATGTAGGCTGCATACCAATCTTTTTTATATTCTGCTTGGCAGAAATCTTTAATATCCTCATCTTTATCTTCTTTTACTTTAAAGAAGTTTAGAAAGTGATTCATTGATCTTTTAGTTAAGTTAAACATTATTATCTCCTTGTTATTTCGTGGAGAATATAGTGTTATTTTTTCTTTTTAGTTGTGTTTTTTTGAGAACTCTGATGTTCTTTTATGGCGTGAAAGACTTCTACCTTGGACCAGTGAGCCATCGCAGCTTTATGAATA